TTCTGACATTCTTCGATTCCTTGGCCCTGCAGCCAGTCGTCTTCCCGCAATTATCCTGTCGTTGGAGGCTGAAAGCGAAGGTCAGGCGATGATGGCAGATGTTGCCGCGCTGGCTGCCATATCCGACATTCTCTCGCGCGTCAGCAGCCAGGACGTCTCTGGTCTAGTCTCTCGTATAGTGTCGGTCGCATCGATCAAGCGCCCATCTGGCGACTATTCCGAATGCGATTTGGCTGGCGACTTCACCGGCAAACTGGGGAATGTGATGCCGCTGATCAAGTTCGTCCTTGAGGAGCAGTTCCGCGATTTTTTTCCCGAAAAGCGCCCGAATGGCATCATCGGGCTTCTGACGGAGGTCTTACAGAGAGGGAAGTCCGGCAAGTAGCGCCGAACGTCAACCTATGCATACACAAAGCCACTCTGTGTGCTGCCCATTCGAAGGGCGGCGAGATAACGCAAAAAGCCTTCCAAAGCGCTGGCCTGAAATATCAATGAACCGGCGTTCTGCAAGTTTCTGGTTCTTCATGCAGCCACAGGAAAGGCTCTTCTGAGCGGTCAAGCTGTTTTTTGCTACAGCTTTCTCAACACCGCAGTCGCAAACGCAGTTCCAATAGTGGTGCGGTCCACGAAGACCTGCATAGGAAGCGACAAGCCACCGGCTAAATCGTTGGCCAGTCAAGTCTTGGAACTGGGAATGACTTGGAATAGGAAAGGCATCAGCCATATCGATCGCTCCTGTTGATCGTGTTGGTTAGGGCCGACGCGGTGTTACCAGCACCAAATCGGCCCGTCCTTTCTATCAAAATCAGACAAATTTCACAACAAACTTGGCCCGTCACGGCGTCCAAGACATCTGTGATGGAAAGGAATAAGCAATGGCAAACACTTCCGCATACAGCTTTATAAACGTCTCAGCGACCTTGGATGGCCAGCAGATCATTGCCCCGTGGGACGGTGACGACGCACTGACGGTAACCCGCGCTTCGGATCGCGGCACTGGTCTGGTCGGGGCTGATGGCTCTGGCTTGTTCTCCGTATCGGCTAACAAGGCCGCAACGATCAGCATCAAGCTCCAGCACACCAGCCCAACTCACAGGCTTCTGATGCAAAAGGAAAAGCGTCAACAGGCGCTGGGCGGCACAGGAACCGCCTTCCCATTCTCTTTCATTGAGACAACTTCGGGGGAGGGTGGCTCGGCTGACAAGTGCTTCATCCAAGCCGCTCCGGTTGATGGGAAAGGTGTCAACGCTACGGTTCGCGAATGGACGCTTTGGACGAGTGAGTGGAATCCCAATATTCCTAACGTCTAGTCACAGCGTGAGCCTCTGAACTTGCATGGCATATCGAATGAACCAGACCAAATGCCGCGCTGGGCTTCTTTTGCTTCGCGCTGCTCTTGGCTATATCGGCCCTTCGAATATTTCAGCCAGTCAACGGCTTGGCCATTCTTTACCATCCAACGATTGATGTCGGTGCCGTCAGCGCGCCGGCACACAGCCACTATTCTGTCGTAGCTCTTGCCCTTCGGTGTGCATGTGGTTGGTCGAGACTGAGACAGGAATCTTTCAAGCATATCGGCGCTAACTCGACCACACCGATAAGCCTCTCCGGATGTCGTCTGGCAAGACTGACGAGACTCTGGAGCGTCGATACCGTCGAACCGAATGCGAGTGCCTGCAATCTCGATGGTGTCTCCATCAATGACAGACGCGCGGCCAACAATATCGGAAGCCATAGCAGGCGATGCGAGGGTCATGATAGCCGCAAAGAGCCAGAGGGAGCGCATCAGCGTGCGTCCTCCATAGGGATAACGCCACGGCAGCCCGCATGCTCTCCACTGGTTACGAGAATCGTGTGAGACGCAAATCCCATATCGGTGATGATGGCCTTCGTTCCGCGCGGCACCATGCAAGCGAGAAGTTGGAAAACTAAAGCAGGGTTTGTGTTGTGAACCCCAGCTTGAATGAGTTTGTAAGCCTCGCTTTGAGCGTCTGAGTCCTTCCAAACAAAAACGTTATCTGTGCCGGATCGGCCCAAGGAAATCTCCTTCGCAGCAACCGGACCAGCATTCAGTGCTGCAATCGCAGCAAGAAAAACAGCACGCAAACAATGTCCTCCCGGAGAATTTTATGGCTGATCGAAAGATAGATGGGATCGAATATCATGTCGATCCGCTCATGGCACCAGAGGCAATCGAGCTTTATTCTGACATTCTTCGATTCCTTGG